CCTCGGGTTCTTCGGCAGAATCGGCTTCAGTCGCCGGCTCCTCCTCGGTGTCTACTTCTTCAGCGGAATCTTCAGATTTCTCCTCTGGCTCCTCTGTTGTGTCCGTGTTGTCAGAGATCGTCTTGTCAGCGGACTCGTCTTTGGCTTCCTCGGGCTGACGCTTAACGCCCAGCTCGGCTAGTGCCATAGAAACTACATCGTCCGCTCCCGCCGCTGTCGCGGCCACATTGTCTGTCGCCATAGGATAAAACCCCTAAGAGGTGCGCCAAACGTCTGGGGGGAACCGGGACGTTAGAACCGGAGTGAAGCGCGATACGCCTCTCTATCCTCACACATAGCACACAATGTGTGCGGTGTCAATACGGGAAAGTATCGTTATGCGATACTTCGCTTCTGTCTCGGGGCGACACTTGGATAGAATCGCATACACTTGTTCACAAGTGATTGCACTTTCTGTCACCTTTTGTGCGGTGTTTTTGATACAAAGCGTAGGATAACACGCGCCGAGTTATACGTTTTGCAACAATCTGTCAGTTAACGACAGGTCGGCGAGCGGCGACCTGAAAGAAAGGCAGGGATGTTTTTCTTTCAGGTTTCGTTACAAATACAGGGTTGTTTCTATAACGGGGTTCCCGAGCGGGTATACGCCAAAAGCGGCTACAGAGGTGGCGCCAATTTGTAGTCCCGCAAGGGTATAGGCGGGAACATGGCTTTACACTAAGCCCGTTAGTGTCGCCGCATGCTTACACTGGCGGCGGGAAACCAAGCCGCGCTTGGACTATTGCGCAAGAAGTATGCAGCGGTCGCCGTGGCGACCCTACCGGACCTTCGCCGCCTCGGCCCTAGTGGCTTCCAAGTAATCCCACAGTTCCACCAGCGCATTGAGTTGGCCGTTGGCGTGGGCGAGGAGGCCGGGGTCTTTGGCGGTGGCCATGTTGCTGGCCAAGGCCACGCCGTCCGCGATGCGGTCTTGCAGGGCGACCATGACGGCCCGCCAGCAGGGCGGGGCTTGGTCGCGGGTGAAGGCGAGGGCGCCCTTGAAGTCGAACTCCTCGTCTTCAGAAACGGGGTAGCGGTCGATTGGGATGGTTTTGGTGAACAGTTTGCGGATTGTCGTGAATAGCATAATTTTTAAGCTGTTTGTGTTCGGTGTTCTTGAATGGCGAATGGTTAGATCCAGAAAGGATACATGGCCCTGTTGGCGACGATGACGTGCGGGCCGCACTCGCGGCAGATGGGGCCGAGCTGTTCGTCCACACCATGGATGTCGTCGATACGAAGCTGCTTGGAACACACGCCGCAGCGCGGCGGCTCCTTGCTGCGGCCTCGCCATGGACGCACGCGCGGGGGCGGGGGAACTATGCCGGTGGGCGCCATTAGTAACTCCCGCCTCCACGCGGGCGCAGGATGTCGCCTTCGACGTTGTTGCAGCCGGAAAGCACAAGCATGCGGACGAGGTCAGGGAAGTCCTTGCTGCTGCCTTTGTTTCCGTCCGCACCTGTCCATTCTTTCATACACCAGATTAGGTTCTGGCAGTTTTCGCTAATGTAGAGCTTGGGCTGGTTCAGTGCGTCGAGCGGCTTCTGCGTGTTGTAGTGCAGCCAGTCATTGATAAGCCCGACACCTTCATCAATCGTGTCGCCGGGGGCAGCGGAGAAGTCCATGCCGAGGTCGTTCATTTCCTCGATCAGCGTGGTGGGGCGTTCCTTGGCCAAGGTCTGCGCATTGCCGTAACGCGAATCCATCCATCTCTCAAAGATGCGCTCGCCGTTCTCGACGTTGCGGATTTCTTCGATGTATCGCTCCAGCCCGAAACCAAAGTCTTTCTGCGCGGGACCTTGGCGTCCGTCCGCCTTCTTGCCATCCGGTTCGGCCCACATGCCGGGGTAGCCGACGCCTTCGACATACTCGTTCGGGCAGGGCCACTCCCGATAGATGAAGCAACGGTTGGCACTATCGAACAGCGCCCAGATCATGGCCCAGTTTCGCGCGGAGCAGGGGTCTATGAATTGGTAGCGGGTGCCCTCCTTGGGAATCCATTCGTGTTTTATGACGTGAACCTTGTCGTTGAATAGCGGGAAGCGGTTGTTGATGGAGCGGGTCGGGACGCCATACGCACGGCAGAGGATCTTCTCGCGCGTCTCGTTGCGTAGCTCCTGCTGCATGCGCTCCCAGCCGGCCCACGGATTGTTCTTGGTCTGGAAGTAAATGATCGGCCGGCCCTTGCGCCCTGTCTGGACGATGGGCACCTTCTCGTAGCCGACGATGACCTTCTCGCCTTTGTTGTCCTCAAACTTGGGCAACAACTCCGCATCGCACTCCTCCACGTTGCGGGCGCCGGTGAGGTAGTCTTTTACCGTGGGCGAGTAGCCTTCGATGGGGGTGAACGTGACGATGAGCACACCGTTCCTGTCAAGAAGACGGAAGCGCAGTGTCTCCAAGAAATCCAGCGGCACCAACTCGTCGCACCATGCTATGTCAATCTCGCCGCCTTCGATGGTGCTGATGTCCTGTGCGTAGTTGCGGAAGATGCACTGACTGCCATTCGGTGCGACGAACTTGTTTTCGGTAAAGCCACCTTTGACCGAGTAGGTGATATTCGTGACCGTGCCCTTGCGCGCCTGTCGCCAGTCGGCCGGCAGATATTTGAAGACGCGGGGCTGCTGCATTTCAATGCTGTTGGGGGCGGTGGTCTGGAAACACCACGCCACGGATTGTTTCTTGTGATACAATCTGTGGATCACTTCGCGCGCAGCCCATTCAGTCTTACCGGAGCGGTTGCCGCCCATGACGAGCAATTCGCGGTTGTCCTCCAGTAGCTGGCTGGCCTTGTTCCAGATCGGTGGGCGGTAGCCGTAGCGGTAGGGGTCTACCTTTTCCTTGAGGATTAGTTCTTCCCGCTTGAGCAGCAGGTCCCAGCCCTTCTCCGGGCCGATGGCCAAGAGCACGTCCTTGGGCGGAAGCTTCATCACCGGATGAGCAGTCGGCGTGAAGCGGGAGCGGGGAGTGGATTTCTTGTCGCTCATCTAAATAGTGGTGGCAGCACCCCCCAGTGCCGCCACCGCGCATTGGGTTTCCAGACGATTGGCGCAACCCTGACCGGAGAACAAGTAACCCCGGCCCTTTGTTGTTGATCGTCTTTTCATCCTTTGCGCAAAGTCATTGTTCGTCCGGCCACTCGCCCTCAATGAGCGTGTGGTCGAGTTTGAGGTCGGCAAGCGACTCGCGCTCGCACATCTCTTTAACAAAATCCCAAGTGCGCGATTCCGGCCGCACCAAAACAGACCAACCCTTGCTTGTCTTGCGCGCCTTGCACTCCATCACTGGCCCGAGTTCGGATTTGTGAATGATCCAGAATGTCTTCATGCTGCCCGCTTCATTCGCAGTTCCTCAATCGGCCGCAGCTTGTCGTGCGGCACGAAATAGCACGGAGGCGGTGACGCGCATTTCCACTCGTCGCGTTTGGCGTCCTCGGCATTGATCCACCCATGGACAACGTAGTCGGGCGATTTGCCACTGACCGAAATCACGATGCCCGAGTCATCGGGGCGGACCTTGAGGTTCGGGCGCTGCGACCAGCGCACTTCATAGTTCGTCCCGGTAATGTCGGGCGTGTGAAACGTATTGACGCCAAAGCCCCAATAAAGCCCGAGCAACTTGGCCACGGCGCATTCGGCGTGTGCAGCCTCAATGTGGAAGCCCCACAATTCTCCCGGTGTCTTCTCGGGGAAACGTGGCGCGCGCTTGCGGAAGGATGCTTCGGCATTGCGGCGAGAGCCTATGTAGGTCGAGACGAGGACTTCGTTTTGGTTGAGGGAGACGTTCATGTGTGCGGATGTGTGCTGTTTAGGCGTCAGAAGTGTCCTCAATATCCAAAGTCGGATTCGGCGCACTGACGATCTGGTCGATGCGGACGGTGAGCCATTCGCCGTTGTCCTCGCGGATGACGGTGACGTAATCGTTCTCGCCGCCGCCGTTCTTGCAGTAGATGAGCGTGCGGCAGGGGGCGTCCTTGCCTTTGACGTAGACGCGCTCGCGGTCGGGGAAGAAGGCGATCATAAAGTATGGGCAGCAGGCTTCGCTTTTGTTGCGCTTACGAAGCTGGCGGTTATGTGACTAGCGGGGCGAATGCCTCCTGCCGGCGCAATACCTTTGACTGCTGCTTGAAAATTCATTTGCTCTTGCGCTTCCTCATCTCCTCGCACAAGGCGTCGGCCTTGCGCTTGGCTGCTTTGGCGACCATGCTGGCGCGCAGTGATTTGAGGCGCATGATCTCTTGGTCTATCGCCTCAATCTCCGGTGTCATAATTCGATACTTCTCCATAATGTCAGGGTTGCACGGTGACGTGCCACAAGCCGATCTGCGCTACGGCATAGCCGAACCAGATGAGGCCATTCCAAAAGTTGTGATGGATAAACGCTTGGTCGATGGCCACGGCGAAATACATGAAGCCGACAATGGCGATGAGGACGGCGCTGGTCACTTGGCCTTGAACCCTCCGCGCTTGGCCTTCATGTCGGAGTAGACTTTCGGGCTGACGGTTGACTTGCTCTTGGGCCGGCTGGTGCCAGCGGCCTTGCGGGCGTTGATATTTGCGTAGAGTCCTTTTTTCATTAGCAGCTCCATGCCTTGCGGCTCCAGTAGTTGGCCGAGAGTTTGTCGCCCGTGCCCTTGATGCCGCCGCTGCGGGCGCAGTAGCTGGCCTTGCGCGCCGGCTGATCCTTCTTGATCGACATGTTGGGATCGCCGAAGCGAACCAACTTGGTCTGGTCTCCTGACTTGGCCAACACGGCAAACTTCTTGGGGCCGTCCGGGGTGCGTTTGGGTTTGTTGTATCCGGAGAATGTTTCTCCTCGGTATTTGATGCTCATGGTTTTTTATTCAGTTTCGCGCGGATGCGCGGGTCATAGTGTCCAACAAGATAGGCGCCGGTCTCCTCGTCGCCGGACTCGATGTGGCGGGTGAATCCGTGGATGGCGTGCCAGAGTTCGTGCGGCAGCGAGGACTGGTCTTCGGGGTATGACTCAATCCAGATCAAAGCCCAGCCGCCGTGACTCATGCACCAGCCAGCCGCCGTGTCATCGGGGGCGTTCGCCGGGTCATCGGCGTCCATATCCATCACCTTGGCGCATCGGCGCAGCGCGACCTTCTGCGGGTAGTTCGCATAGACTTCTATGCTGGTCCCGTAGATAGGTTCGCTGACGATGGCGCGGCGGGGCTTTTTCATGCGGCTAGTTGTTGCTGGCGTTTTGTATTTGCTGCATGTGGTCGTGCCACGGGGCTTCGTGAACCAAAACGCACACAAACGCTTGTGGCCCGTGAGCGGCTTTGACGTTGTGCTTGAAGTGAGCAAGCAACCAGTCTCTTAGGGCTTTCGTGACTTCGTCCCCCTGCAAGGCTTTAAGGTTTTCGTTCGCGTATTTTATTGCCGCCGCCGCAGAGCCAGAACGGTCCTTGTGACCCATAAAGCACTTTAATTCCCCATCCTCCGCAAATCGTGGCGTGCAAACGATTTTGCTGGCCGCAAACAGCACTCCCGCTACGGAGGGGCGAGGAAGCCATTCGTGTTCCATATAAACCCTGTGCGCCCGCTCCCACTGGTCGCGGCTAAAGGCAACGCCATGCGGCGTGTGGCGCGGATCGGCTGCCGTAACCTTCATGCCGCCTCCTTGAGTGTGCTGAACGCCGGCTGTCTCGGGTCGTAGCCCTTGACGTGGCGCCACAAGATGCAGGCGGCTTTGAAGGCTTCCCAATGCGGGACAAGGCTGTCGTGCTTGTAAGGCTCAACGCGGCCGACTTCCGTGGTGGAGATGTAGACGTTGTATCCGTGGATGGTGTGCAGTTGATCTTCGCCCCACTTGGCCACGGCATAGGCGGCGAGCTGCATGCCTTGCGTGTCGTATGGCCCGACCTTCTGCTTGGGCTTGGTCTTGCGCGTCTTGTAGTCAATGACCATGCGGGTGCCGTTGGCGTCACGCGCCAGCACGTCACAGCGGCCGGCGTAGCCGTATTCCAGATTGACGAGTGTTGTCTCAATCTCGTCGTAGGTGATCTTGTTGTTCTTCTTCCACTCCATGACGGGGGCGACATAGGCCCACATGTCCTCGGGCACCGCGCTCGGGCCTTCCATGAGCAGCTTCTCCA